CCAACCGGCTTTCATGCTCGGGGGCGATCGTGGCATCGGGGGCGGAGGCGATGGTCGCGATAATCTGCTGCTGACCTGGCGTGATGTCTGACATCAGTTGTGCTCCTTCACCCATTTGATCAGGGCGGCGTGCTTCTCGGCGCAGTCGGCAAGGGTCGCGTCGGTGGCCTCCCGGGCCAGCTGAATCTTAGTCGCCCAGTTGGCGATGTTGGTCAGGTTGCGCGTGCCGGACTTTGGGGGCTGGGGCGGCACGGTGCGGGCGCCACAGGGCACCATCAGGGCAGCGGGCGGGTCGGCGGCACAACCTGTGCAGGCGATTATGAGCAATATTGAGCAGCCAGTCAGACGTGTGCAGACGTGTCGCCACGACTGAATCACCGGGTCCGCCTGACCGGGATTTCCGGCTGGTAGAGTTGCTTGATCAGGTCGACCGCCTGGCCGGCCATGCGTCGGGCGTCGTCCAGCTTGTCCGACTGGTCCTTGTTGATCACGCGCATCTCGTCGATGCTGCGCTCGGCGCCGGCCAGGTGCGCCTTGAGGTCAGGCAGCGCTCCCAGCTGCGTCTGGATCGCCTTGATCTGGTCGTCCCTGAGTTCCTTGATCTCGGCGCGCATCTCAGCCTGCAGCGCCTCGATGCGGCGGGCATTGTCGTCGGTGCGGGAGGCATAGCCGACGATCCACCACAGGATCGAGAACAGAATGCCGATCGCGGGGATCGCCGCCAGCAGGTGGCCGATGCTGACCGTGTTGTCGATCCTGAGCCCGGCGCCGTCCGGCTTGGGATCGCTCATGACACCAGCTCACGGCTTGGGTCCTTCATCCAGGTCACGCTTTTCGGCGGCAAGGTCACGCTTCTCGGCGGCGAACATTCTTCCTGCGATCAGCACCACGCCGCCGATCACCAGCAGTTCGTCCAGACTGTAGCCAAGGCCCGCGTCGCGGCCGAACCGCCATGAATCATACGTGCCGATCGCCAGCGCCAATACGCCCGCAAGCACCTCGCGCCACCAGTGCCTGCGGTCACCGTCTGCGCTTAGGCTGGGGTTGGTAAGTGGCGAAGGCCTGGTCATAACGCGTCTCAAGCGTGCGCACGTGACGGTAGTTGTTCTCCATCAGCTCGAGGCTGTGCTGGATCTCGGTCAGCCGTTCCTTGAGATCGGCCTCGCCCTGGCGGAACGTATCGGTGCGCATCGCAATCAGGGTGCGGATCGCATCCTCCTCCTGCCGGGTGCGGTCGATCTGCTGGCTCAGCATACCGCGCAGCCCCTCCAGCTGCTTTGCCGTGTCAGCCAGCAACTCGGCGTTGCGGTGGGCCAGTGTCTGCATTCGTTCGATCCAGGAGACCCCGCCATAGAGCGCGGCGCCAAGCCCGCCAAGCACGGCAAGCAATGAACCGACCTGCAACTGCCCCAGGCTGAGGGTGATACCGGGCGGCCGGTCGGCCATCGCATTGCATCACTCCTTCAGGCCGGCGCGACGTAGGGATTGACGGTCAGGCCGCGCTCCAGGATGTCGCCGTACTCGCGGTTGCCGCCGTCGGTCGGCACGAAGCATTCGATCGGGCCATGGAGGTTGCCGAGTGTCTCGCCGTCCAGCAGCGTGGCCTTGATGCTGGTGTGCTCTGCGTTTGTATAGACGAGGTCCATGGTGTGGTCCTCCTTTAGAGGTCGGCTGAGGCGGTGAAGTTGGCGTTTATTGTATAGGCTCCCGACCCAGTCGATGTGGCATTTACAAGCAACCCAACATTAGCGAGAGCGCCAAAGCTCGTCGCTCCTATGGCCCCACCATTGCTGGAGGAACTTTGCGTTAATGTTGGCGTCGCTCGCATCACAACCGGAAACAAGCTGGAGCCTCCGACCAACTGCGACGCCGTCGTGATCGGCCCAGCAAGCCATAAAGCGCCGGTCTGATAAAACCGCTGGCACTGGGCGAGCTGTTGCTGCGGCGAGCCGCCGTAGTCCAGCGGGGTCATGACGGAGCCGATTTCTAATTGCACGCCCCAGAGCTGCACCGTGCCGGATTGCACGCCGATGCCAACACCCCACACGTTCGCCTGATCCGACAGTCCGATATTCAGCGAGGTCCAGTCGTTGTTGTTTGTTCCTAACGTCTTTCCAGCGACCGATGGAACTGTGCCTGACGCTGTATAACGCGTCCACGTCGTCGTTAATGCGGCAGTTGCTCCCAATGTTATATTGATAGCACCAGACGGAGACCCGCCGGTGCCGAAATTCTGCTGCACAACGATAGCAATACGTGGTGTGCCTGCGGTGGCTCGTGCCCAGAATGACGCGGTAACTTGCTTGCCTCCCAGGCGGCGGACGCTCTCGATGCGTTGTGTCAAAAGGCTATAGGAGCCAGCCGTTGCACTGCCCGTGAACACATCTTGCAATGCGTTTATAGCCGCTTCATCGCCGATCGCTGTGCGGTCCGCGTCGGCCAGCGCAACCGTTGTTACCGAATTTGCGTCATTCGACAATACGACCGCCCACCTGTCTGCTGTATATCCGAGCGCAGTGAATGGCCCAGCACCGCGCTGCTGTATATTGAACAACCCATTGTGCAGCACATTCCGACCGATATCGTTGAAAGCCGGGGCGACGACCGCATTGACCTGCTGCAGCGGGGTCGCCTGCAGCGCGGTGGCGGCGTTGCCCGGCAGCTGGATGGCCCCGGTCATGGTGCCACCCGTCAACGGCAGGAAGTTCGTTCCGGTGTTGGCATTGACCCAGGCCGTTCCATTCCACTGCCAGGTGGTGCCGCCGGAGGTGAAGATCTGCCCGACCGTGGGGTTGGGTGGGAAGGTGATGGCGCCGCTCATCGTGTCTCTCTATGCGTTTGTGTATACTGGGCCATGTGTGTGGTCCCTTTAGAGGTCGGCCGAGGCGGTAAACGGCACGACGGCGGTGAATGTGCCGGCTGCCGTTACAAGGACATTGAGCCATATCGTATAGTTGAAATAGCCGCCGCCGGTTAACGTTCCGCAATTACTCAAACTCTGGCCGGAGGTGGGGAAGGTAAAGGTTGGACTGGCACGCATCGGCACCGGCAGCAGAGATGACATGAATGTGCCGTTGCTGGCCTGCTGATAGCCGCCCCAGATCAATTGCCCAGTTTGGTAGAAGCGTTGGCAGTTGCCGTAATCTGATTCTCGGTCAATTTTCTCTAATTGTGTCATAACGCTTCCGACCTCTAACTGGACCCCATAAATATTAATGGTGCCGGACTGCACGCCGACATTGCCCGATATCGTGTTCGAGTTCGATCCCGCCGAATACCAGATGGACAGCACGGTGTAATCACTGCCTGCAGTGGTTCCCAGCGTCATCCCGGACGTGCTCGGTACGGCGAAGGTAAAGCTGTAGCGCACCCATGCGGTGGTCAGCGCAACCGACTGACCGGCAACCTGAACCGATGCTGATGGTGAACCGCCCGTTCCGAAGAACTGTTGAATGTTGACGCCGAGCCTCATGCCGGCCGTGCCAGCGTTTGCCCAGAAGCTGACGGTCACGGTCTTATTCGACAGCCGCCGCACGCCTTCGATGCGCTGGATCAGGTTGGTGACCGCCCCCGCGCCGGCCGTACCGACAACATTGGTTGACAGGAGCCAGAGCGCGCTTTCATCGCCGATCGCGGCCCGGTTGCCGTCGTTCTGCGCAACCAGATTGAGGTTGGAGGTATCGCCGCTGGTGTTGAAGAACCAGCGATCGACCGTGTACTGGCTGCCAGCCCAACCACCCGCGCCGCGCTGCTGCCAGAGGAAATACGGGTTGTGGACGAGGTTCCGGCCCACATTGTTCAGCACCGGCACGTTGGTGGTGATCGCGGTCTGGACAAATTGCGTAGTTGCCAGGGCGGTGGTGCTGTTGCCTGCTCCCTGCGTGATCCCCACGGTGCCGGTGGGCATGGAGGGTGTGCCGGTGAACACAGGGGATGCGAGCGGAGCGTAGCTGGTCAGGTTCGGCATCGGCGGATTGACCGCCACAACCCAGGTCGCCCCGTTCCAGATGTAGAGCTGCTGGTCGGATGAATTGAACCAACCCGCACCGCTGATCGGCGAGGCTGGCGGCGGTGGCACCTGCACCTGGGTCAGTGCACCGAGCGGCGCATAGCCGGCCAGCACGCTGGTCAACTGCTGTAGCGGCACGGCCTGCAGATTCGCCGAGGCGTTGGAGTTCAACAGCAGATTAGACCCCGCCCCGGTCATGGTGATCGGACCGGTGATCGTGACGTTGCCGGCAATCGGAACGTAGTTTCCTAACGTTGATGTCAGCTGCTGCAGCGGCACGGGATTTAATCCCGTGGAGGCGTTGCCATTCAGGGTCAATGCGCCGGTCAGGATGCCGCCAGAGACCGGCAGCGTCGGCACCCAGCTATGTGCCAGGCCGTTGCGGCCATAGGCCTGTCCGTCGTTTGGAGCCTCGGGAAAGGCGGTGTTGGCGAGCACCCACTCCCGGGTGGCCGCCT